CCCCTACCCCCTCACTGAATAGACACAGACAGCGAACCCCTCCCCCTATGCTCGCCCCTACTCCCTGTCTAGAACCTGACTGCAACGGGTACGCAACCAAATACGGCAGATGCAAAGAACATCAAAGACCATGGGTCGGCTCAACGAGGAAGCAACGACTGCCACAAGACTGGAACACACGAAGGCTCGTAGTCCTCAAGCGAGACAAAGGGATTTGCTACCTATGCAACGGGGAAGGTGCAGACACCATTGACCACGTAGTTGCAGGTGACGACCACTCACTAGGCAACCTCAAAGCGGTACATGACCACGTTGCTCCACACTGCCACCGATACAAGAGTTCAAAAGAAGGGCATGAAGCAAAGAAGGGCAACCGCACGAAACGCCGTCTTTAGCCTCATACGCCTTACAGAGCCATCAACACAGTAGACTTACATCAACACACGTCACGGGGGTACACCCCCTCCCCTCGCCCCCAGAGGCGGCACGGCGTGGGTAGCCCGTGTACACAGACGCAAAACTCTAGGGGGGGTAGCCCGTAATGGTCTAGCCCCTAAAAGCCCCGAACTGCATAGTTCAAAGACAGGAGAGCCGCATGGCTACGACAGGCAGACCTACTGGTCGCCCACCCAAGCCCGTAGAGGTGAAGCGTGCTCTAGGAAATCCTAGTAAACGCCCGTTACCTATTGCCCCGATGCCTAATCAGGGACTACCAGCCGCAGAGGGCATTCCAGCCGCACCCGTGCTCGGCATTGACGGACAACTGCTCTGGCAGCAAGTCTGGAAGGCAGGCCGACACCTTTCACCAGACGCCGACTATCACATCGTGACCCTGCTATGCCAGTCGCATGACGAGGCTGAGGACATTCGCAGAGCAATCGCAATCGGTGAAGTGCCACGCTTCTACAAACTCCCGAACGGCTCATACGTGAGCCACCCACTCGTAGTCCAGTTGAAGGACATTCGAACCCAGAGCACTGCATGGCTCGCTGCACTCGGTTTCTCGCCTGCAGACCGTGCTCGTCTTGGACTTGCTGAGGTTCGACAGTCAGACGCTATGGACGAACTTGAGCGTCGCAGACGTGAACGCATGAGGGGGGCTCAATAATGGAAAACACACCCGTTGAGCCGCCCGTAGAGCCGCAAACAGAACTTACCGAGGCAACTATGCCCCAAGAGGGGTTAGAGCCGTCTGAGGGCGTTATAACGCTTCCTGAGGTTCACCCTGCACTTGAAGCCATTGAAAAGATGAAATCGGCTCTGAGAAGTGGCAACGACATTGAAACTGCCGCTCACTTCGCAGGTCAATCACTGCCTACCGTTTATCGGTGGCTTGAACTCGGCAAAATTGAGGCCGAGCGTGTTGCTACAGGACTGCAACCAGTTCCTGAGCATGAGAGTTTCCTAGAGTTCTGGGAGGAGTTACGTCAGGCACGAGCAGAGGCAATCGTGCGAAACGTAGCCTTTATCCAGACGGCAGCAAAGAACGGTTCATGGCAGGCAGCCGCATGGTGGCTTGAACGAACAGTGCCAGAGACCTATAGCCGTTCTAAAACTGCAAAACTGACCGACCAAGACGGCTAGTGACTATCAACCGCCTACCAGACCCAGACGAGGCGTGGCAGCCTGCATTCTCAGTGCCTTCGCTGAACAACTCGTCTAGGGGTGATGACGTCACAGACTTCGCCTCTCTCCTCCTCCGAGCCTCACGAGGATTCAAAGCAGGAGAGCCGTTGGAGTTTACTAACTGGCAAAAATGGCTCATTGACCGTCTACTTGAAACTAATCCTGAGACGGGCTTGCTCCGTTACAGGCGTGCACTTATCGGGCTACCACGTAAGAACGGGAAGTCGCTTCTAGGAACAGCAATTGCTCTGGAGCACCTCGTACATGGTCCACAGGGTGCACAGGTCTATTCGGCTGCAGGAGACCGTGCTCAGGCACGTATCGTTTTCGGTGAAGCACGACAGCAAGTTATCAACAACCCAGAACTAAGTCGGTTCATCAAGGTGTACCGAGACGTTCTTGAAAATCCCATCAACGGTGGTATTTACAGGGCGATTTCGGCAGACGCTATGAGGGCTCACGGTCTAGGACCATCATTGGTTGTTGCTGACGAGTTGCACGGGTGGCCGAGTTCTCCGAGCAATCACCGAGGTGACGAACTCTGGGACGCACTTACCACTGGTTCGGCCGACCGCCCCGAATCGCTAGTAGTTGCAATCACGACTGCAGGTGGAAACACGGACACTCTTTTGGGTCGTCTGTACGAACACGGGAAGCGTGTAGTTGAGACAGGTGGAGAACTTGACCCTCAATTTGGCTTCTGGTGGTGGGAAGCAGGTAACGAAAGTGACCCTACTGACCCTGAAATCTGGAAGGCTGCAAACCCGAACCTAGCCGAAGGTCTTTTGGACTATGACGACTTCGTTGCAGCAATCAACGCTGCAGGTAGTGCAGGCTTCGCAGGCTTCCAGCGATACCGACTAAATCAGTGGGTACGCCTAGCAGGTGAGGACTTCATTAGCCCTCATTTCTGGGCTGAGGCACACCGTGAGGCAACTATTCCAAAGGGTGCAACCATTACGGCAGGATTTGACGGTTCTGTCTCTGGTGACGCAACTGGTATCGTTATTCAAGACGTTGAAACTGGAACTATCGCAGTGCACGCCGTCTGGGAGCCCGATTCTACGAACCCCGACTGGACAGTAGACCGTGCTGACGTGAACGCTGAAATCGAACGTTTGTTCGAACAGTATGACGTCAAAATGTTGTGGGCTGACCCGTCTTTTTATGAACCAGACGTGCTTGAGTGGTCAAAGCGTTGGAGAAATCGTGTTGAGCGTATTCCGCCTACGAACCAGCGTGTTGCACCGATGGCTCAACAATTTCTAGCAGACTTAGTTGCAAAGGAAATCGGGCATAACGGAGATAAGCGTCTTGAACGCCACGTCCTGAATGCAGTTGCAACCGAAGCGGGCTCTTTCAAGAAAGAGAAAAAGGCTTCGCCCCGAAAAATTGACCTCTTAGCGTGTGCAGTACTGGCTAACGGTGCAAGACACGCAGTAAAAGACCGAAAGACAACGAACCGAAGGGCAACCATCTTATGAGCCTAACCGCCGATGAACTGGCTCTGATTGAGCACCTCGCAAAGAAACTCAAGCACCACAATTTCAAGAACGAACTACTTGAGAACTACTACGAGGGTAAGAACCGCCTCAAGGATTTACGAATTTCAATTCCACCTCAATTGACTACCGTGGAGGCAGTCGTTGGGTGGTCAGGTACAGCCGTAGACGTACTTGAGGAACGTCTTGACTTTGAGGGCTATTACGGTGGCGACAGTTTTGGACTAAACGACATTTACCGTGCCAATAACCTTGACCTTGAAAGCGGTCTTGGACACCGAGACGCTCTGGTATTCGCAACTGGATTCGTGGCAGTCGGTAAGGGCTATGCAGGTGAAGCAGACCCTCTGATTACCATTGAAAGCCCGAAGCGTATGACGGCTGAGTACGACATGAGAAGCCGCCGTCTTTCAAGTGCCCTATTGCTTGATTCAGACGACAACGGTAACCCTCGCAGTGCCAGTCTTTATTTGCCAGACCAGACCATCATGGCTGAGTTCTCAAACGGTGCATGGTACGAAATTGACCGTTCAATTCACAATCTTGGACGTGTAATGGTTGTGCCGCTAATCAACAACCCTCGCTCAAGCGACCCTCACGGGCGTTCAGAGATTACTCCAGCCCTTCGAAGCATTACTGATTCGGCTATGAGAACCCTTCTGGGTGCTGAGGTGGCTCGTGAGTTCTATAGTGCTCCTCAACGGTACGCACTAGGTGCAGACGAGAGCACTTTCACTGACGCAGACGGCAACGCATTGAACCCATGGTCAGTTATTCAAGGACGTATGCTCGCAATCCCGTACAACGAGGTTGAGAACGTCATGCCTCAGGTTGGACAGTTTCAGGCTAACGATGTTCGGCCGTACTTTGACCAAATTCGTGCCTACGCTCAGTTGGCTGCAGCGGAAACTGCTCTGCCTGCAAGTTACTTCGGTATGCAAACTGATAACCCTGCATCGGCAGACGCAATTCGCCAGATGGAAGCCCGTCTTGTGAAGCGTGCTGAACGCCGTCAGAAGCAGTTTGGACGTACATGGACTGAGGTGGCTAAGTTAGCGGTCATGCTTCGTGACGGTTACACGGCTGAGAACCTTCCTGCTGAGTTTGCAAACGTACGCCCGATTTGGCGAGACGCTTCAACACCTACTCGTGCAGCCAGTGCAGACGAGGCAGTCAAGATGATTTCGGCAGGAGTATTCCCAGCCGACAGCGAGATTGTTTTGAACCGTATTGGTCTAAGCGACACTGAGAAGGTGCAACTTCGTGACGAGCAACGCCGTGCGAAAGCAAACGCCCTAGTCGGCAACCTTGCTCAAGCGGCTCAGGCTGCAGCCCAGAATCAGGCAGTGGTAGACGTGGCAGGGGCTAATGGCTCTGCTTGATGACCACCGCCGCAACATGGAGAACTTGAACCTCCTAGTTACGCAGGACACTATGGCTGCACTTGACCTAGTCAAAGACGCCCCCGTGCCTGAAATGGCGTTCAAACTCCGTGAGAACCTTCCAGTAATCGCAGACGAGTACGCTGCAGTCGCTGAGGAACTTGCAATCACTTACTATGACGCCGCTCGTGCTGAAGCAGGAGTAGCCAGTGAGTACAAAGCCGCTAGAACAGCCGTAGACGTGGCTGAGACGGTGCAGGGCGGCATTGGATACGCAATTGCTAACGTGACTAAGGGCAGCCCGTGGGAAGCCGTCATAGGGACGCTCACAGGAACTATGCAACGAGCAACCCGACAGGCAGAACGTGCAACAATCAGTTACAACATTGTCACTGACCCAGACGGCACTCTTTACGAACGTGTACCTAGTGCTCTGGCGTGTGCATTCTGCTTGACCATGGCAGCCGTGGCCGAGTTCCGCACTGAGGACTACTTCCAGAAGTATCACGACAACTGCCACTGCACCAGCCGTCCAGTCTTTACAGGACAAGACGCAACTGAACTGCCGATTTACGGTGAAGTTCGTGAGGCGTTCGGGAATAGCCGTGCTGCACTGCAGGCAAAACGCTCTGAAGTTTACCCAGCGTGGGAGGCAGAGTGGAAGGCTTCAGGAGGTAGGATGGGTAAGAACCTCACCCGTGACTTTTTGAAGGCATACCCAGAACTAAGTTTGACCACCGAAAACATACTCTCAGGCGTTCGCCAGAGTACGGGGTGGAGATAGATTTCTAGCAAATCGCTAGAGGCAGCCGCATGGCTGATAATCCTGCATAGGAGAAAACGCAGTGAGTGAAACCGCTAACACTGAAACCATTGACGAACCGACCGTTGAGGTAACTGACGCTGAAGTGCAAACCGAAGCAACAGAGCCCGACTGGAAGGCTCTCGCACGTAAATGGGAAGCACGAGCAAAGGCTGCAAAAGCCGATGTTGATGACGCTTCCAAGTGGCGTGAGTATGAGCAGTCACAGAAGTCCGACAACGAGAAAAACGCTGAACGACTTGCTATGGCTGAGGCTGAGGCAAATGACGCCAAGGTCAAACTGACCCGTTATGAGGTCGCAGCCGCCAAGGGCGTACCAGCAGAGGCAATTGAATTGCTCACTGGTTCAACCAAGGAGGAAGTTGAGGCAGCAGCCGACAAGTTGCTTGCACTCATTGCAAATCAGTCAAAGAACATGACCAAGCCAGACGTCAATCAGGGCAAACCTGCGAAGGGTGGAAACTCCACCGCCGACCAGTTCGCTAACGCTCTGGCAGACATGCTCTAAACAATCCAAAACAAATAAGGAGAAAAAATGGCCGACATTAGTCGTTCCACCTCGGGAGTTCTGCTCCCAGAAGCCGTATCAGGCGAAATTCTTGCTAAGGTGCAGGAAGAATCAGTTATCCAGCGTGTGAGCCGTCAGGTGAGCCTTCCAGGTTCTGGCATTGCATTCCGTACCATCACAGGCGAGCCAGTGGCTTCGTGGGTTGATGAAGGTGCAGCCAAGCCAGTATCGAACGGTGCAGTTGGCTCAAAGGTCATGCGTCCATACAAGTTGGCAGTAATCGAGACGTTCTCTAACGAGTTCCGCCGCGACCTTCCTGCTCTGTACGCCGCTCTTGCACAGCGTCTGCCTGCAGCCCTTGCCAAGAAGTTCGACAGCACCGTCATGCACGGCACTGCTCCGGGCGACAACTTCGACACCATCGCAGGTGCAACCGCAATTTCTCTAGGAGCAGGCGTCTACGACGGCTTCGTTGGAGCATTGACCACCATTGGTGGAGCAGGTTACGACTTCAACGGTGCAATCCTTGCCCCTCAGGGTGAGGCTATGTTGTACGGCGAGAAGGACGGCAACGACCGCCCTCTTTTCATCAACAACCCAGCAACTGACGGTTCGATTGGTTCTGTTCTTGCACGTCCAATCTTCAAGTCGAAGGCTGCATACAAGGACGCAACCACTGACGTTCTCGGCTTCGGTGGAGACTGGTCGAAGGCTATGTGGGGTTCGGTTGAAGGCGTACAGGTCAAGATTTCTGACCAAGCCTCGCTAGTTGTTGGCGAAGAAACCATCAACCTTTTCCAGCAGAACATGTTTGCAGTTCTTGCAGAAATCGAAGTTGGATTCATCACCACCGATGCTTCGGCATTCGTGAAGTTCACCGCCTAATCGGTAACTCCCAAAACAGGTTCGTGGAGGGGGTTCGACACATGTTGAGCCCCTTCTACAACTTGTAAAAACGTGGACGTGAATCCCAGTATCGAAGCGGAAAACGATTTTCACGTACCCTTGTGGGTGGTTGTGCCCGACAAGGGGTTTGACCCCTCTACGGGGCGTATGAGGCTTTTTGAAGCCTATTGGTTTTTAGCCCAAAACACCCTCCTGAGGGCAGTTTTAGAGGCAATTTGGAAGGCAAAATTATGACTTGGACAACTGCTCAAGACGTGCTCGACAGGTGGGTTGGAGGAGAGCCTCCAGTCTCCAACGAGGTAATCGAAGTGCTCATCGGTGACGCCGAAAACGTCATCAAATCTGAGTACCCAAAAATTCAAGACCGCATTGACGCAGACGAATTAGACGTCTCAGTCGTAGTCATGGTTGCCACTCGCATGGTCTCCCGACTGCTTCGCAATCCAGACATTGCAGGTTACGTTCAACAGTCCACTGGACCATTCGCTCAGTCAATAAACTTTGGTCAGAACATAGACATCTTTATGGGCGACAACGAGAAACAATTGCTCGCACCGAAGCGAGGCAAGAAGGCTTTTGAGATTGACTTAGGGTCGGCCGCAGTTTCTCCAACTACGCTTGACCCAATCTGGGAATTGAGCGAGGGCAACTAAGTGAGTTTTATCCGTGGCGGCGAGACCGTAACTATCAAGAGACGCAGCCAGACTTCACGAGATGAGTTCGGTAACGCTAGTTACTCAACGACAACCATCAACGTCAAGAACGCACTGGTAGCCATTGGGACAACCTCTGAGGAAGTAGACGTACAAAGAGACGCAACTGATGCTTCAGTCACTCTGTACTTGCCTCGTGGCATTGAGGTGCATGACGGTGACGTGTTCATTATTCGTGGCACGCAGTGGCAACGAGACGGTGGAGCACAGGAATGGATTTCACCGTTCCCTGCAATTGAAGGTGGAATTATCGTGCCATTGAGGAAACGCCGTGGCTAAGGCTCGTGTAGGTGTGAAACTTGACCGCTCTGGTATCGGTGAGATTATGAAGTCGGCCGAACTCGCTGGTGTTCTTGCTTCAGTGGCTGACGAAGTTGCAACGGCTGCAGGCGGAGACGCTTCAGTAGTTGTTGAGTACGACAGACGTAAAAGTCGTGTGATTGCCATGGTGGTATCAAATGACTTTGGACACGAGATGGCAACGGGTGCACTTGCAAGAGCCGTTAGCGGAAGGACTGAATCATGGCGGTAATTTTCCCCGACATTGAAAGAGTGCTAGTCGCTGGCATTGAGGAAGCACTGGCTGCACGCTCTGAGAGTTATGCTCAAGACGTTTATGTCGCAACCATCAAACCTGCACCAGACCTAGTGCCGTATCCTGAGCGTCTGGTCATTGTGCAGAGCAACGGTGGTGCAGAATTAGACCACGTTCGCAAACAAGAACGTCTCGGTCTGACTATTTGGGCTAACACGTACGCTGACGCTAACGCCCTCAGCAGGCTTGTAGAAGCCCTAATCAAGACCCTAACGGGCAATTACATCAAACAGGTATCTATCGCCCTCAGCCCCGTGCGAGTGGCCGAATCGGGTATCCAAGAGTGCAGGTACATGACCTTCGAAGTCATTACTAAGGGCTCTGAACTATAGATTTCTGCACCGCAGAAAAAAACAGCCCTTCGGGGCATAACCCTTTCGAAAGGAAAAACACACTATGTCGCTAAACGCAGACAACGTGGTAGTGGGTATCACTGGCAAAGTTTATGTCGGTGCAACCTCGGCTACTGCTCCAACCTCGTCCACCGCAACACTGACTGGCTTCACTGAACTCGGTTACGTTTCGGCTGACGGCATCACCTATGCAACTGACCGTTCAACGAACCAGATTCGTGCATGGCAGAACGCTGACCTCGTTCGTGAGGTTGTAACTGAGGGCACTGTAACTTATGCCTTCACCCTTCTGGAGACCACTCAGGCTGCCATTGAAGCCTACTTCGGTGGCACTATGACCGCTGGCAAACTGTCGGTAGTTCCTACTGCAACTGGTGGACGCAAGTCGTTCGTCTTTGACGTTGTAGACGGTGCGAAGGCTATTCGCCACTACGTACCTTCTGGTGAAGTACTGTCGGTTGAATCACAGCAAATCCAGAACGGCGAGGCAGTAGCGTACGGCATGACCGTAACCGCCTACGCAAAAGAAGGTCGTACCAACGACATTTTCTTCTCGGAGTTTGAGGACTAATCCTCTAAGCAACTGACTAGGTGGGCGGTAAAGCGGTCACCGTCCACCTAGTCTCCACCCCTCAAGACCGCTGCAAACAAAGGAAACCGCTATGACCGCAACACCTCAAGACCACAAGAGCAAGACTTACTCGTTCACTCACGATGGCAAGACTTACACGATTCCTGCCTTCGGCTCACTGCCGATGGGCGTACTACGTAAAAGCCGAAAGGCTAAAGACGAGGCCGACCAAGCCTTCATAATCATTGAAACCGTCATGGGTGAGGACAGTCCTGAACTGGCTGCCGTAGACAGCATGACTGCAACCGAGTTCGGTGACTGGCTTCAGGGTTGGACACAGGGTGCAGCCGTGGGGGAATCCTTAGGCTCAGAGAACTAGCCTCTGAGCACCCTGCAGAATTAGCGTACGACCTACGCTCAAAATTAGGTCTAAGCATTGAGGAACTGGGTTACTCAGTTTCATGGTACGAGGCAGTTCTACTGGTCTCCATGTTGCTCCGTGACCCGTCCTCCATGTTGCACGCTGCCGAGGTTGAATGGAAGTTTGCTGCCTCACATGAGTGGCAGATACTTGCTGACGTTTATGACCTACTGGCAATCGTGAACAGCAAAAAGAAGCCGAAGCCGTATCCAAGACCTTGGAAGTCGGCTGACGAGAACAAAATTGGCTCTGCGAAACCTCAGAAACGTGATGACGTTCTGGACAAGTTGCAGCGTATGAACCCGAAGGAGAATGATGGCTAAGAGCCGTATTGCGGAAGCGTACGTACAGATTGTACCTCGCATAGATGGTGTCGGCTCTGCCGTACGTTCTCAGTTACAGGGTGAACTTGCTGCCGCTGGTGAGCAGGCTGGTGGAGGCATGGCACAGGGTGTCGGTAAGGGCATGGGTGGCAAACTCAAAGGCTACCTCGCCCCTATCGCTGCCGCTGCCGCCGCTTCTTTTGCTGCCGTGGGTATTGCAAACTTTTTCAAAGACGCCGTTACTGGTGCAAGTAACCTTGCAGAGCAGAGTTCGGCCGTAAAAGTTGTGTTCGGAGACGGGGCTAAAGCCGTTGAGGACTTCGCAAGAAAGGCTGATAGTGCCCTCGGTTTATCAACCGCTCAAGCATTAGAGGGTGCTAAGAGTTTCGGTATCTTTGGAAAGGCTGCAGGGCTCAACGAAGCAAACACTGCATCGTTCTCTACTAGCCTTCTGACCCTTTCGGCTGACCTCGCCTCGTTCAACAACACTTCCGTAGATGACGCCATGCTTGCTCTGCAGGCTGGTCTCCGTGGAGAGAGTGAGCCGCTTCGTAGGTTCGGTGTGCTACTTGATGACGCCACGCTCAAGGCTAAAGCCATGGAGATGGGTATTTACTCAGGCACTGGTGCACTGACCCCTCAACAGAAGGTGCTGGCTTCTCAAGCCTCAATTCTTGAGCAGACTAATCTGCAACAGGGCGACTTCGCCCGAACCTCTGAGGGTCTTGCGAACCAACAGCGAATTCTTGCTGCACAAGTTGAGAACACGAAGGCTAAGTTCGGTACTGCACTGCTACCCGTCATGACGACCCTTGCAGCGTTCGCAAACGACACCCTCGTACCTGCATTGAACGGTATCGCTGACGGCTTCCAGTGGATGTTTGAACATGGCGAAATCATGATTCCGATTCTTGCTGGTCTTGGTGCAGCAATTCTTTACAACCTAGCCCCTGCAATTTGGGGAGCGGTGACCTCTACGTGGGCGTGGACGGTTGCTCTATTGGCAAACCCTGCAACTTGGATTACCCTCGCAATCATTGCCCTCGTTGCCGCAATCGTGGCACTGGCTATGAACTGGGACGCCGTGACTAAGTGGGTAGGTGAAGTCTGGGACGGCTTCACTAAGTGGCTCACCGATAGCCTCAACGGAATTGCAACATGGTGGAGCGAACTCTGGGCTGGGATTTTCAAAGCCGTGGAGGACATTTGGAATAACATTGTCGCATTCTTTCAAGGGGCTATTGACTTCTTGGTGCAACTGTTCTTGAACTGGACTATTTATGGTCTAATCATCAAGAACTGGGACAACATCATGAAGTTCTTTGGCTCTATTTGGGACGCCATCGTGGGCTTCTTCAAAGGTGCGGCCGACAACATCAGTAAAGTCTGGAACGGCGTAATTGACTGGTTCAAGTCGCTGCCTCAAAAGATTATGGACTTCTTTGCTGGTGCAGGTAAGTGGCTTCTTGACGCAGGCAAGAACATCATTGACGGTCTGCTCAACGGGCTCAAGAACGCTGGTAAGGTCATTGGCGAGTTCTTTCTGAACCTATTGCCTTCTTGGATTGTTGGACCATTCAAGGCTGCACTTGGAATCAAGTCGCCGTCAAAGGTGTTCAAAGAGTTCGGTAAGAACATTATTCAGGGTCTGAACAAAGGTCTGGTGGGTGACGAGGCTTCGGTCAAGTCCTCAATTCAGAAGGTCAGTAAGTTCATCACTGACGCCTTCGCTGATAAGAAAATCAGTAAGAAAACTAAGAACGCTGCAAACAAACTAATCAAGACCTTGACGGCTGAACTGGGTGCAGTTGCGAAACAGCACGATGCAGTCATTGAGAAACTGAAGGCGGCTCAAGATAGCCTTGCCGACAAACTCAAAGAGAAGGCTGATTACATTGGTCAAATTGCTGAGAAGTACGGCAGTGTTCTAACTCTCAACGAGGACACAAGTGCGGCTGACGCCATCAAGCAACTTGAGGAACGTATTGCCAAGAACAAAGAACTGCTCATGGTTCTTGACGACCTCAAAGCGGCTGGTCTAAGCGACAGCCTCTACGGTCAAATTGTTTCGTCTGGCAACCTTGATTTTGCTAAGTCAATTCAGGCTGGTGGTGCTGAAACCGTTGCTCAATTGAACCTATTGTCGGCCGAGGCTGATAAGTCGGCTGCCGCTCTGGGTGAGCGTGCTGGAGCGGTTCTATTTGACCAAGGTATCAACGTGGCTAAGGGAATTGTGGACGGGCTGGTATCTGAGGAAGCCGCACTGTCGGCTGCCATGGAGAACCTCGCAAACACCTTCGTAACTGCACTGGGTAAGTTGCTTTCAAAAGACCACACTGGTGACGTCACTGCAACTAGCAGTAGCACGAACAAGACCACTGGCACGGCTACGACTACGTTTGACCCGAACGCTGCCTTCAGTAACATTCCTAAATTGGCTAAGGGCGGTTTCGTTTCACGGCCGACCATGGCACTCGTTGGCGAGGCTGGTCCAGAGGTGGTTATGCCACTCAAGGACTTTGAGCGTATGAGCGGTGCTGGACAGAGCGGCAACGTCATGAACTACTACGCTGCACCGAACCAGAGCGTTGATTCAGAGCAGCAACTATTCACAGCACTCAAGAGAGCAAAGGCGTTCGGATGGTAGACATCACACTCACACTTGCCAGTGCAACTGGTGAAGTAATCGTAATTGACGATGAAAACTACGTCATTGAAACTGGTCTGCGTGGCTTCGGTGTACCTAACACGGTGCTTCGCATTGACGCTTCTGCAGGTGACGGAGGTATTTTCCGTTTCAAGAAACGTGACGTTCGTGAACTTGACTTGCCGATTACGGTTCTGGGTCACGACCGTGCTGACGTTGAAACTAAGTTGAGGAAACTGGCACGAGTGTTTGCTGATAAAGTCACGCTCACAGCCGTTTACAGCACTGGTGAAGCGTACCAGTTGGACATTTATTATGCAGGCGGTGCAGAGACGCAATTTGGTGAGGACGCTGGTCTGTATCACTGTCGCTGGGTTATCACTGCTAAAGCACCTCAACCGTACTGGACGGCTACTCAGGCGGTTACGTTCTCGGTTAGCGGTGCAACTGCCACTAAGGGTCTTTTGAAGGCTGAGAGCGGCGTGAACACCCTTTCTCGCCTGCAGGTGAAGTCGTCTCAGGCTCTGGGTCTTGTTTCAGTTGAAAACGTGGGTGACGTGCCTGCTCCAGTTACGTGGACACTCAAAGGACCATGTGATGACGTGACGATTCTTTTGGACGGTGTCGGCTTCGTTTATGACGCTGCACTGCTATCTACTGATACGATTACGATAGACACGAACGTTGGTACGGTCATTGACCAGACTGGTGCAAATAAGTATGCCTCACTGGGTGCTGCACCTAAGTTGTTCAGTATCCCTGCAGGCGTCCAGAACCTTTCAATTGCTGCAACTAACGCAACTACTGCTACCCGTATTTCGGGTTATTTCAATCCACGATTTGAGGTTATTCACTAATGAACATCAGTGACCTGACCGTTGAGGTTCGCAATAGCAGCCTCGCCCGTGTTGGACAATTGCTTCCTGTAGACCTAGTCGGCTTCAAAGCGGTAATTCGTTTCCGCAACGTGGGCACGTGGGAGATACAGTTGCCAGTAGGTCACGCCATGGCTGAGGAGTTGCGACAGCCTAACGCTGGTCTAATCGTGACCCTTGGTAGTAGCACCATGTTTTCTGGGTTCACGACTAAAGCAATTCGCTCCCAGACACAGGACGACCCTCAAGGTCAGTGGCTGATTTCTGGTGTAACTGATGACGCAATTCTGGGTGAACGACTTGCCTACCCTGACCCGTCTACGGCCGACATTACCGCTCAGGGAACTGAGTATGACGTACGGACAGGGACAGCGTCTACGGTTATCTATGGCTACGTCACTGCAAACATCGGTGCAAGTGCACCTGCAGCCCGAAAGATTACGGGGCTGACTACTGCAACCGATACAGGCATTGGAAGCATGATTACTGGTCGTGCCCGATTTGAAACTCTGGGCTCACTCATTGAGCAGTTGTCGGTTATTGACGGTCTTGGTTTTGACCTCAAGCAAGTTGGCAGTAACCTCGTGTTTCAGGTGTATGAGCCTACTGACCGTTCTGCAACTGTTCGTATGGACATTGAGAACAACCGCCTCACTAAATCTGAGTACACGTACAGCACTCCAGAGGTTACTAGAGCCATCGTGGCAGGTACGGGCACTGGTACAGCCCGTCTTATGGCTGAGGTCACTACAACTGATTCTGCAGCCGCTGAGACTGCATGGGGACGCCGCATTGAGGTGTTCAAAGATGCACGGAGTAGCACTGAGGCTGAACTAACTCAGGCTGGCACGGCTGAACTCGCTGAGAAGGGCAAGACCCTTGAGGCTATTAGTGTTAGCCCTTCTGATGACTTGACCATGGCGTACGGCAGTGACTGGTATCTTGGCGACAAGATTTCGGTAGTTGCTGGCACTACGACTATTAGTCAAATCGTTACTGAGGTGGCTCTGGTCATTACTGAGGACGGCGTTCGTATCGGGGCAACCGTTGGACAGCCTGAGGTTGCAGCGGCTTCTACCGAGCCTGAGGCGGCGATTGTATCAACTCAGGTTGAGCAGGAGCAGCGTATCTCCAATCTGGAGCGTAACGAACCTGAGCGTATCGCTGAGAACATTGAGGTGCTGGTCAAGAACAGCACTGGTGCAACTCTGACCGCTGGAACTGTCGTGTACGTTTCATCGGCTAACGGCACGAACATTCTTGTGAGCAAGTCTCAAGCAAACTCTGAAGCAACCTCGTCTAAGACGCTGGGTCTTGTGAAAACGGACATAGCAAATAATGATTTTGGATACGTAGTTTCGTACGGTATTTTGAGCGGTTTGAACACTTCTGCTGCAGGTGCTGAAGGTGACCCTGTCTGGTTGTCTCCGACTACCGCTGGAGGCATGGTCTTTGGATTGGCGAATAAACCAGTTGCACCGAATCACATGGTCTACCTCGGTATCGTAACTCGCAAGAACTCAAGTAACGGTGAAATTCAAATCGTTATCCAGAACGGGTTTGAACTTGAGGAACTGCACAACGTGCTGATTACCTCGGCCGCAAATAACAACGTCTTGGTTTACGAATCGGCTTCTGGGCTCTGGAAAAACAAGACGGCTGCAAACGCTGGTCTTGCGACAACTACTGACCTGTCTGGGTATGCAACTACTGCAACCGTGAACACGAAAGCACCGCTGTCTTATCCTACGTTCTCTGGAACTGTAGTCATACCGACATTGAGCGTCAGTGGTACAGCGACCATCACTGGTGCAACTACGATGAATGAAAAGCCAGTCATCACCACGGGTGGTGGTGAAGTACTCAAGGTCGGTTCAAACGCTGCAGCCACTTCTGCCTTCATTGGCTTCTATAAGAACGGCTCTGCAACTCGTACTGGGTACGTTGGTCAAGGTTCTACTTCAAACGCTGCCATGACTATTTCATCTGATACTGACGGCTGTTCCATGTCGTTTGGTAACGATGGTTCGCCACGTGTTTACTCGGCCGACATTTACGCTCGCACTTACACGTCTAACCCGACCGTGTGTGTGACTACCGCTGGAACTCTAGGTCGTGTTACCTCTGCCAGTAAGTACAAGTTGGACATTGAGGACAAGGAAACGGACATTGACCGTATCTTGTCTATCAACCCGAAAACTTGGTTGGACAAGAGCACCTACGAAAAGAACCAAAGATTCTTGGCTGCACTGGCTGCAGGTGAGGACGTTTCTCAGTTCGCAGGTTACTCGGCTGACTGGGTGCAACCTCGTGTTGCTGGTCTAATCGCTGAGGAAGTTGAAGCCGCTGGGCTTGGAGAGTACGTCTTTTACGGAGAGCCTGACGAGAACGGCAACCGTGAAATCGAGGGTATTCAATACGACCGTGTATGGATTGAACTTCTGCCAGTAGTTCAGAAGCAGCGTGACGAAATCAACGAACTCAAGTCCATGGTTACTGCACTTGCAGACCGTGTATCGCAATTGGAAGGAAAATAAGAAATGGCTCAAGCAAGTTACCCGTTCGATAACACGGACACAACCGAGGCTCAGTACTCGCAACTATTTCGCCGCCTAAATCGTGACGGTGTCTGGGGTAGCCCGACTGGAACTGAACTGAAGGTTACTGGTGATAGTTCTGGTATGCAGGTCAAGGTGGCGGCTGGCTTCGGCATGGTACGAGGGCACTTCTACAGCAACGACAGCGTGCTGACCCTTTCTATTGCAGCGGCTAACGCAACTAACCCTCGCATTGACCTTGTCGTACTGAAACTTGACCCGACAGCAAACTCAATCACTGCCGTGGTCAAAACTGGTACGGCTGCCTCAAGCCCTAGTGCCCCGACTTTGACTGTCACTGATACGGGCGTCATGGAAGTCACTATCGCTCAAGTTGCGGTGGCTGCAAACGCTACGACTATTTCCGCTGGCAACGTCACTGACCTTCGCCCGTTCATGGGAACTGCGTTCGCTGTCTGGACTACTGCAACTCGGCCGACTTCGCCTACCGTTCCAACCGTGGGTTTGAACACGACTTTGAACGCTCCTGAGTTCTGGGACGGCACGGCTTGGACTTCGTTCTTGCCTGCAGTTACTGCCGCTCTAATCAGTGCTTCTGAGCAGGCAAACATTACGGCTGGAAAAATTCGTGCTGGAGGCATTTCTGCTGGTGCAGCGACTTCAGTATTTATTCAGTCTGGTACGCCGACGGCTAACGCCACTGGTGACCTCTGGTTCTGGTAGGAGGATAAGTCATGGCTACTGGCTCTGACGCAATGAGCAACGGGTTCGTTTCTTACCTCTCGGTCACTGAAACCTCAACGAACTCGGCCGCAAATACCTCAGTTGTGACCTACACTCTGTGGATAAATCCACCGGGAAACTACACGAGTTACAACCTCAACTCAGGAGACCAGAGTTACACGGTCACCATCAACGGAACGCAGGTTGCTTCTGGCGGTTTCACGTACGACTTTAGGTCGCCTAACGAGAACACGAACAAGACAATCAAGACTGGCACGGTCACGATTACTCACAATACGAACGGGTCTAAGACGGTTGCTGCAAGTGCAACTGTGAATACGGCTTCTGCAACTGTCGGGGACGCTTCAATTGCTTCGTTTGACACGGTGCTGACCGACTTTGTTCGTACCCCGACCGTACCTAGCCTCAGTTCATTGACCCGTTCAAGTGACGGTGCAACTGTGACCGCTTCGTACACTGGTTCGACCTTCTATGGAACTAGCGGTTCATACGAGTACCAGTGGTCTACCGATAACTCAACTTGGAGCAGTCCAGTGAGCAGCGGCTCTGGAGCAACGGTGAGCCCGACAGCCACAATCTATGTTCAGGGACGTGCAACCGATAGTGAAGGCGATGGCGTCTGGTCAGGAAGCACCACCATTATCGGTATCCCGACTGCACCTGCTTCGATTTCGGCCGTGCGTAACGCTCGCAACGTGACCGTCACTGCAGGTTCATCAACTGGCAGTTCAATTCTTGGATACTCAGTTCAGTATTCAACGAACGGTGGCAGTTCTTGGAGCAGTCCAGTGGTGATGACTTCTCAGGTCTACACGTATTTGAATTTGCCTGCAGCATTGACTTATCTGTTCAGGGTTTATTCGGGAAATACAATTGGCAACTCGGCTTACACGACTACCGCTTCGGGAATCTACGTTGCGGCTGGTGGCAAACGCTGGGACGGCTCTGCATGGGTCTCAACGGCAACGGCTAAACGCTGGGACGGTTCGGCATGGGTGGACATTACCTCTGCGAAACGCTGGTCGGGAAGTGCATGGGTAGACCTCTCATGATTGACCCGAATGAACAGATGCCTCTTTGGGCAGTTGAGTTGATTCGTCAAGTCGAACGCCTGAACGCAAAACTTCCTACTCACGTTGAGTGGGTTGAAAGAAACATCAAAGACCATGAAATGCGTCTCCGTCAGTTGGAGCAGTTCAAGTGGGTACTCATTGGAGTGGCACTTGCTTCTGGTGGCGTGGGTGCAGCAATAGTCAAAGTCTTAGGAGGCTAAATTGGCAAACAAGAAACCTGTAGTGAACTCTGAGCCCGTTGAACTGTCGTGTGACGACTGTCTTGAGCCGTGCGAGGGTTGCCCTGTCACTGAACTCATTGAACCTCAAATTGAGGTCGTTGAGCAGCCCGTAGAGGCAGTTTTAGCACACGGCTGGGCAAATACCTATGTCGTGAAGGCTGAAGCCTCCTACGCCGTTCTGGGGGCTTCCTTGAAGCCTGCAGGCATGAGCAGCCACGAGTACGCTCTGCACTTGCACTCAATCAACGGTGGGAAGCCTCTCACCGCTGGCACAATCATCAAACTCTAAGGAACAACATGGCGAAACCGCAGATGCCTATTGACGGCAAAATGACCGTCACCTCGTACATGGGTTGGCGAATCCACCCGATTCAAAAAATACGCAAACATCACAACGGTACCGACATCGTGGCTGGTGGCAAGACCGTTTGGATTGAAGCCGCCTATGACGGAAAGGTCGTTGGCGTGGGTCACAACCCTGCAGGCTTCGGCAACTCTGTGACGTTGCTGCACCGCATTGACGGCGAGTGGTACACGACCCTCTACGCTCACATGGCTGATGGTTCAATTCAGGTCAAGAAGGGTCAAGTCATTGAGGCTGGGAAGCCGCTCGGCAAGATGGGTTCTACTGGAGCGTCTACTGGCCGACACTTGCACTGGGAACTTCATAAGGGCAAGAAGCACGTCTGGGACGCTGCAGGTCGTGGATACATTGAGCCAGTCAAGTTTTTCAAGGCGGTTATCAAGAAGGCGGCGATTGTCGCAACTGCACCGCTTGCAACTCCTGAGGACGCCCCGACTGCTCCTGCTCCTGACCACGTGACCCCTGCCGTCCCCGTGAAGGCTGCTCCTGCTCCTGTGAAGCCAGTTGCACCTACTCCTGTGAAGCCTGCCCTCAACGGCTGGCTGAAGGTCGGTTCAAAGGGTGCTGACGTGAAGTGGCTGCAACGCCGTCTGGGAATTACTGCAGACGGTCAGTTCGGTGAAAAGACAAAGGCTGCAGTCGTTCAGTTCCAGAAGTCCAAGAAATTGAAGGCTGACGGAATCGTAGGAGAGGTCACATGGAGCAAACTGTAGACGGCTACATTTTTCCTGCCGACCCTATGGAATTACTGCAGTGTGAATCATGTCAATGACCGCTAGAAACGAGGAATAATGAAACTACTCTGGGAAGCAATCAAACGCACTCTGGCACTCATTGGAACTGAGGTTGCGGTCATCATGGCTGCAGGTTCGGTCATGGAAATGGACGCTTGGAAGTCGGCCGTAGTCGCTGCACTGGCTGCAGCAATGACGGTCTGGGGAGCAATTGGACGTTCGTATTATTCGGACGGCAAACTCACCAAAGACGAAGTTGATGACGCCTTCAGCGATAAGTAGTCACTGAACAGAATCCCTCCACCTTTCGGGGTGGGGGGATTTCTGCGTTCTGGGGTCAGAAACTGTAGTCGTAGTATTCGTCTCGTGTGCCGATGAGCAGGGTCTCGCTCCCGTTCATTGGGTCGCCTACTCGTTTCCACCTGCCGTTCTTGCGGAGCGTAAACGTCTCAATCTTGCCGTCTAGTTTTCGCTCGTAGGTGTAACTCTGGGCGTCACTCATGCCGTTACTGTCGGCACGGGTTGCACGGTCTCGCTGCCACTTCACGGTCTTACCGTTCTGGCTCACTTCAATAATCGTGCCTGCCTTTCGGTCAGTCCACATCAGTAGCGTTGCTCCCATTCCTATCTCTGGCACTTCGCTTCGGGTCTGGTCGCCTGCCATGTTCATAAAACTACCGAACATTACTTCACTTCCTGCCACGTCATTTTGCCTCGTCCTACCGTCAAGTAGAACCCGTTGATGTTGTTGAGTTCGGCGGTTCGTCTGCCGTGCTCAATCGCACCCTCTCTGCCTCCCCATGGAGACACCACTCGGCTTGTCGCCCCCCAGAGGTTTCCCATGGTCACGGTGTATCGGTTTGCAACTACTTGCACCTTTATCCAAGTCGGTTTCATTGTCTGCTCCTGCCTGCTCTAGCCCGTTACTCTGCAACCGCTAGGCTGTAGTCACGGAAAAACTTGTCGTACTTCACAACGTATGTCGTGCCCTTGAGAACAACGGTGCTGCCCTCGGCCACTAGGTACGCAATCTCGTCTGGTTGCGGTGCTTCGGTAATCATTACGCCGACCCCGTTCATGTAAGCGTGTGGACCTTGCTCCATCTCACCCATGTACTTCTTGCGTCCAACACCGTCTGCAGTCCAGCCGCCTACGCTGTAGAAGTCGTGCAGTGTGTGTCCTTTGTACTCACGTGGGTTTGCTGCCAGTTTGATTAGGCTAAAAGTGTCTAGGCTAAAGTGCCCGTCTCCTAGCCCGTTAGGGCGAATGTTGTCGCCCATCAGTTCATCAAGGTTTAGGTGCTGCCCTGCGTTGATTACGGTTGTCTTTGCCATGGTGTATCTCCCTATTTTTTGGTAGCCGTTGTTGGCTACGTCAAAGATACTGACACATCAGTTTGCTGAGTGCAACTTTCTTTTATAACGAAATCGTTACCAAATAGATTTGCATTCCTGATGGTGATGCTTCACTATCTTAGATACAGGCAAGTTGCCTGAGAAAGATAGGGACAAATGCAGTACACACTTGAAAACTTGAACGTACCAGACCACTGGTGGGAGAACGAGAACCACTTGAGCAATTGCCTTGAGTGCGGCCGACCTACAAACAACCCGACCGCCTTGGTTGAAATCTGGTACGGGGGCGGTGAGGTACGACCTGCAACTGAGGGTGAGTACCTTGACTGGGAGCGTGACGGTGGCTACATGGGTAAGTACCCGATTGGGTCTGAGTGTGCCAAAAAGTTTGAGGCAGGAATGTTGATTACGGGTGAGCGTGTGACCGCCTACTTGAACGAGTGGGCTGACTACTGCCACCGCCCAGATTGGAAGGTGGCGTAATGAAGCGGAAGGCACTGGCACTGATTGAGCAGACTGGAGCGACACTTGACCCAGACATGCTGCGACACGACAACTACACGCTGGACGCCCCTGAGGGGAAACGATTTGCAGCGAACGGTGAGGAGAGTTACTTCGTGGGCAACTATGACCGAAGCGAGATTCAATTCGGTGGCATGACCATGCTGGACATCTGGGGCAACATTCACTGGGTGTTGGCACTGGGTTACGAGGAGGACAAGTGATGCAGCGGATAATGGTGATTACTCAAGGGCAAATCAACCAGACTTGGACGCACGTGGAGACGTGTGAGGACTACTTGAAATTGAGGCAGTTCTCATACTTCAACGCTGAGACCAGTCTGGAGACAGCGGTGCAACTGGGATACCAGATTCACGGTTGCGTGCATGAGGAGAGTAACTGATGGCACGGGTCAAGACGGGCGTGAGCAAGCGAATAAATCGGGTGCAACTCAAGGGGCTGGAAATGTTCTACCAGTGGCGTGAGGCTGGGCACGTCTCCGCCATGTACGAAATGGTGACGCCAAAGAAGGCCGAAGTTCTGGGTGGCATGATTCTCAAGCCGACCCCTGCGATTGAGTTGGCGATTCAAATTGCTGATAAAACCGTCAAATGACCGTTACCGATTCGTTACCAAATAGATTTGCGTTCGGGCTGCAGACCTGTCAGTATCTAAGTACAGGCAGACAGCCTGAGAAAGATAGGGAACTGATGAAAACTGGAATGTACGAGCGTTACGCAGTACGAGTACTGAACAAAGAATACGAAATCTACACTGACTTCGCTGGGCTGGACATTGTGCCTGCGAAGCCTGAACCGCTTGAGGGTCTAGGGCACGAATTGTTCAAAGCCGTGTTTGACTACTTTGAGGACATGAACAGCCGTGACCTGCGTGCAGCGTTGCGTGACCTAAATGTTGAAGTCCTTGAAGTGCTACCTGCGGAGGGCAACTAATGAACGACATCATTGCCTACTACGACAAGCAGAACAATCCGTGGCACGAGTGGATTATGGACAGCGTGGCTGAGGAGTTGCACGAGTGGATACGCAAGACCCAGAGCACGAACCGCTTGGTTGAGAAGGGTCAGTGGGACACTTACTACCAGTACCTGACGCTTGAGGAGTTCATTACCGACAACGGGCTTGACCGTGAGGCTGCCTACGAAGCATGGATTGCCTACGAGAACTTCAAAGCCGACTTGACCGAGTACCGAATGGCGAGGTACGCCAAGACTTCCCAGTAGGGTTTTCCCCCTATCTCCCTACTAGGAGACAGAGCCCCTGACTACATTGACGTGGTCGGGGGTTTTCTGTATCTTGCGACACGGCCGACAATCGCTTGACTTCAACCGAGTTCAACTGAGTTAGGCTGGGTCTATGAAGTTATGCAAGACAGCCAGAATTGTTGCAGCACTTCCCGAACCGTATCGGGGAGCGTTGAGCGAGGCACTGGTCACTGACTTGCCTGACTATGATTTGGTCAAGGCTATTCGTCTGGCTGGGCTCAAACTGAGTTATTCCAGTATCTACAGACACCGCCGTAGTCTTTGCCCGTGTGAGGAGAAAACATGAACGACAAGAGCCCGTTAGAGGCACTTTTACAGGTCGGGGTAAGTGGTAGTTCATCAGAAGCGGTTAGACGACGTGATAAGCACCCTGAGGGCTGGAGACCATCTTTAGAGTTTGACGGCACTTCTGGAGTGGCAACCTTGCCTCCTAGTGAGGGCGTTCCCAATTTTGATGACTTCCTGATTGAGCAGGGCTTTGACCCTGAGGAGTTTGAAGTCGTGGGTGCACCGAGGACTTCACGATGGCAACGGTATGACGGTGAGTGGCTCTGTGCGTACCGATTCAACTTCCGCCGCAAGACCCCTCTATCGTCTTACGACATTGACGACATTGTCTCGGTAGCGAAGCGTGCTCGTGTGAAGCCTCCAGTTGCGGCCGACTTTGAACGTGTCTACGGGTTTCAACTCACGGACTTGCAGGCTGGTCAAGGAGACGGCTTCGGCGTTGAGGGCATGGTTGAGAAAGCCCTCCAGATTGGCGGCATTGTCGCTGATGACTTGCAGGCTCTCAAGAAGTCTGGACGTGCAGCCAGTCGCATCTTCGTGCCGATTACTGGAGACCTCGTTGAAGGTATTTGGGGCTGGTACGAAATGCAGACCTTCTCGGTTTCACTTGACCGCCGTGACCAAGTCAAACTCGTCAGGAGGCTGCTCACCGAGGTTCTGGTGTCGATTGCGTCTCACGGGCTGCCCGTTCACGTTGCAGTTGTTGCTGGAAACCACGGTGAGTTCCGACACAACGGAAAAGCGTTCACCAGTCTTGGCGATAATGACGACATTGCAGTCGTTGAACAGGTCGCTGAAGCGTTCGCACTTGCAGGCAATCTTGACCACGTGACGTTCAGTTTCCCTGAGAAGGAACGGCTGTCTTTGACGGTTGATGTTCTGGGCTGGGTCGTTGGACTTACTCACGGTCACGTTGCGAAGGCTGGTGCAGGAGTTGAGGGAAAGATTCTCAATTGGTTCAAGAGCATGGCTGCAACTCGTGACCCTATCGGTGACGCTGACGTTCTTTTCACGGGGCACTACCACCACCCACGATTCCAGTCGTTGATTGGAGACACGTATTGGATTCAAGGTGGTGCACTCTGCGACACCTCGGCATGGTTCTCTCAGTCTTACGGGCTGACTTCTGACCCGTGCTTGATGAGGTTCACTATGACCACTGAGCAGAAGGTTGAATCGGTCATGCCGTACTTCTGGTCTCGCACGAAGGTAAATACGATTGAGGTTTCTAAATGAGTACTGAATTGCTGACGGCTGAGGAATTGTCTACGGCGTCAAAAGTGGGTCATGTGATTGGCAGTAAGTGGTCGGCCGTTGATGCTGAGGACGTTACGGCTGAGTTGTATCTTTGGCTGGTCAAGCATGTTCACCATGTTGAGCGTTGGCGTTCTGAGCCGCATGGAAAGGCGAAACTCTATGTGACGTTGCGTAGGGAGGCGGCGAAGTATTGTGCCCGTGAGCAGGCGGTGAGCAACGGTGCACCGCTTCGGCAGAACAGGGTGTACACGGTTGAGGTTCTTGAACGGGCTCTGCCGTACGTCTGGGAGGAGACACCGCAGACAGTTGTTGCAGAGCACCCTATGACTGGACAGCCGCTCAACGTGCCGTATGAGGCTAATCTTGCAGTGTCGGTCATGGGTGAAATACGTAGTGAGTTCTATGGGCTTCCTGCTGACTTGAAGCACTGCCTGACGTTGCGATTCCGTGACGGGCTCACCTATGAGGAGATTGCCCCGCTCATTGGATTGACCAAAGACGGGGCTCTCAAGCGTGTGCAGCGTGGACTGAGCCGCTTATCAGACTTGCTGACCCTTTGAGTTTTTAGTTGATACTCGTTTGCCGTCAGTAAATGGGCGGTCGTATTCAATCGAACGGTTGTTCGCTTTTCTCCAGTTGGCTCGTTCACGTGGAAGTGTGCCACCCCAGATTCCGTGCACTTCCCACTTCATGCCGTACTCAGCACAGAGTTGTTTGATAGGGCAGTCGTTGCAGGTTGAAATTGCCCACTTGACTTCCCATGAGTGAATGTAGTTTGTCGTGTCTGGGAAAAATGCATCGGGGTAGTTGTAGCACGATGGTGATTCGTCCATGGCGTCCATGGCTTCAAGTAACTTGTCGTGGTCTCTGCGTTCTTGGCTAGTTTTGTACACGTGCCTATCCTTGGTAATAAATGTCTTAGCCGTTTGCTAGACTGGTAGGGCAATACTAAATGAACACGTGGCTGAAATGCAAAACAGAGGTACTCAAAAAGATGAGCCCTCTGTATTGCAGGCAGTTACTGAGAAAGATAGGAAACTAATAAATGCCTAAGAAACAAGATACATCATTGGGCGAGACTTTAGGCACGGCTCGCCGTGTTGGAAGTTACGACCCTAAATCCCCAGAGTGGCACGACCTGCGTGCTACTGGTATTGGCGGTTCTGAAGTTGCAGCCATTGTCGGTTGCAGCCCTTGGAAGTCGGCCGTAACTCTGTGGGCTGAAAAGACAAAGCAAATTGAACGTGAGGAAGTTACCAATCCTGCCGCCGAGTGGGGAACACGTCTTGAGCCAGTTGTGCTGGACAAGTTTGCTGAGTTGCACCCTGAACTCAAGTTGCACCGTGACGCTGGTACGTGGACACACGTTGAGCGTCCGTGGCAGTTGAGCAACCCTGACGCTATCTACGAGACGGCTGACGGGCAGTACGGAATTATTGAGGTAAAGACTGCACGCTATGAGGACGACTGGTATCAAGGCGTGCCCGTCTATTACGCCACTCAGGTTCAGTGGTACTTGCAGACCTTTGGATTCTCACACGCCTACGTGGTCGTGTTGTTCCAAGGTTCAAAGTACGTTGAGTATGAACTGGCTGCTAATGACTTTGAGCAGCAGATGAACCTTGATACGGCATTGAACTTCCGTGCTTGTGTTGCAGACCACCGACAGCCTGACTATGACGGCAGTGCCAGTACCTACGACACAATCCGCAAACTGCACCCTGAGATTGACCCTGAGGGTGAGGAGGACTTAGGTGACCTCGGCATGTACTACACGATTGCTCTGAAAGAGCAGGAGCAGGCTGAACGCCACCTAAATGAAATGAAGTCCCGTGTGCTTGACGCCATGGGTAAAGCCAAGAAGGGTCTAGTTGAGGGCAACGTAATTGTTACCCGACAGGCTCGTGGTAACGGTGCACCGTACCTAGTGAACAAGAAGGGATAAGGGAAATGGCACAATTCAACCCAGAAGATTACGAGACAGTTGAGGCACGTCTAAAGCGTGCCCACGAGTTGTACCCAGACATGAGGGTCATAACTACGAACCTGACTACGTTGCAAGACCGACAAGTGAACACGTGGGTAGTCCAAGCGACTATTTACTTGACCGCTGACGAGCAGTTGCACGGTCTGGCTAAAGCAACGGGTCTAGCCTTTGAGGTGGACGGCATGAACGGCATGGCAAATAAGACCAGTGCCCTTGAGAACTGCGAGACCTCGGCCATTGGACGCTGCCTCGCTAACATGAACATGTCGGGCAACAAACGGACTAGCCGTGAGGAAATGGAAAAGGTGCAGCGTGGAGTAACACCTCAGCCTGCCCGTGACTGGTCTGCTGAAATTGCTGCACTACCAAACATTGACGCTGCCCGTGCCCTTTACAATGACGCTAGAGGGCGTAGAGCAGGTGCTGACGTGTTGAAGGCAATTGAGGCTAAAGTTGCCACGTTCGCACCCACTGCAGATAAATAGACGCATACTGGTGACGGCTATTGCTGAATTGAGCCAAATGGCTGCAGAGGCAAAGTCTGACCTACAGGCGGAAGGGTATCTAGCCGAGGCAACTCGGCTAGGTATCCGTCTAATGAAAGTGATTGAGGAAATCGAGGAGCAAGACATTGACTAGACTGATTGAGTATCCTGCTGACGTTATTCGTGAGTTGTATGAAATACGACAACAATCTGAGAAGGGTGTTCAACTTCTTGGTGAGACTGAATCGGCTGCAGTAATTTTGGAACTTGAGGCTGACCGCATTGAGTACATCACGTTCTTGGACGCTCAAGGAAATGTGGCTGAGAGAAATGCCGTTGCGAAGTTGCAGGCTCTTGAAGCACGACAGGCGGCCGAGTTGAAGAAGGTCGAAGTGAACCGTATCAAGACTAAGTTACGTCAGTTGAGTGAAGCGATGAACGCTACTCAGACCGCTGGCAAGATGATTGAGTTGCAGTGGAAAACTGCAGGTGTCGGAGAACGATAAATGATTCGTGAGCGTTGCTCGTGTGGGTCGGAAATTGAGACCGATGACGAGGACGCCTACGCTCTAATTCTTGAGTGGAGAGAGCAGCACAAGTGTCGGCCGACCTTCGACAACTCTCCGACCACTGGCTTCGCACAAGTCGAAACTGCACCAGATTTTAGGTTCCCTGAACTTCACATTGGCTTCCGAAGTGACCCCGAATAGGGTCTTTGAGGGCTATTTTGGGGCAAAACTGCAAACCGTTCGATTAGCCTCACAAGCCCCGTAGAGGCTTCTACCCCCCTCCCGTGTATTAGCGGCTATGCCACACCCTTTTGACCACTTCGGCTTCAGTACTGGACTTCACGTCCATGAAAATTAGGTAACTCATGAACCAAAAACAGTTCCAGAAGTATCTTGACCGAGACAATTACTGCCTCCATTGTGGAGAGACTGAGGCGTTGTCTCCGAACCACCGAGCCAATCGTGGCATGGGTGGAAGCAAACTTCGTGACGTGCCGAGCAACATCGTGATTTTGTGTTCGTACATGAATGGACTTATCGAATCGGACGAGGTTGCGGCCGACCTCGCTCGTCGCCATGGGTGGAAGTTGAACTCATGGGACGACCCAAAAACAGTCCCCGTCCGAGACATGGTGTCTGGCGTGGCGTACTTTTTGGAGGACGATTTTTCCCGTAAAGTTGCACGTTGAGAAAGGTGCAATTTATGGAAGCAGGAATTCAAAAGGTCTACAGGTTAGACAATCAACCGTTTGCCCAGATACCGAGAGTTGCGATACGTGACCCCCGAATTACAGCGAACGCATTTCGGTTGTTGGCGTATTTGATGAGCCACCAGCACGGCTACGAATTGACGTACGGTCAGATTGAGCGTGAGACAGGTCTGGGGCGGTTCGCAATCAACGGTGCAATTACGAACCTTGAGGGTATCGGTTGGCTATTGGTTGAGCGAACTAAGTTGCCGAACGGTCAGTACGGTGCGAAAGCGTGGTACGTCCAAGACCCTACCTCAACCACCGTTGGCAATTCCACAGTGGAACAGCACCACGTGGAGCAGCACACGGACATTAAGAATAAAACAAAACAAGAGAATAAAACTTTAGAGAATACTTACCCCCAAGCGTTGCTTGAGGAGGAGTTTGAGAAGTTTTGGAATTACTATCCACGCAAGGTTGAGAAACTGGCAGCCCGAAAGGTATTCGAAAAATTGTTCGGCAAGTACAGGCAGGAAATGCTTGACGGTGTTGAGCGACTAGCGGCCGACCCGAACTTGCCTCCTAAGCAATTTATTCCGTACCCTGCATCGTGGCTGAACGCAGGTGGGTGGGACAGTGAACCGTATCCAGTACGGGTGTTATCCAAAGAGGAACTGAAGGCTCAACAAGACGCTGAGTTTGCTGCACGCCGAGAGAGAGAGCGTGCAAAACAAATTGAACAGCAGAGGCTTGACGAAATTGAGCGTGAGCGGATACGCCGTGACCTTGAGGAGAACCCAGTGCCACGGTGTGACCACGACCGTATCTTGTACACGTGCCGAACATGTTGGGACGTTGCTAAGGGCATACCGAAACTTGACTGCACGCACGGCGTCTGCATGGCGAATTGCGACCTATGTTGGGACATAGACAACAAACGACCACGAAAGTAACCCAGAGACACGCCAGACGATTATGACGGCTTCACGGGGCTGCAGAGGTTAGTCTAGTTATGCAAGTGCTCACCGCTATGAGTGAGACCCTACAAACAAAGGAAACAAAGATGGCTCTAAATCTACAATTTGAAGGCTTCTTGAACGAGGTCAAGGTCATGGACTGGGGAACAGTTCTCCGCATGGCACACTCACAGCGTGCCAAGAACACGAGCACAGGTCAGTGGGAAACCGTTGGCAAGGATTACATTGACGTAACCGTTGATGACGCAACTGGCTTCGCAGAAGGCGACTTGCTTTTAGTTCACGGAAGCCTGAAGGTTTCAACCTACGAAAAGCGTGACGGCAGCACTGGTATCGCACTGAAGGTTCGTGCAGTTGAAGTCTCAAAGGTTGAACGAAACAATCACCCTGCAGGAACTGGAATTGACCGTGCCCTAAGTTCTATGGGTGCAGTACCAGTCTTGGACGAGGAAACTCCGTTCTAATGGCTGCAGCCTATGCATTCGCCTATTCATTACTCACGTTCGCACTAGCGGCCGAGGCAGACACCGTCTGGCTGAAGGTCATGGGCTTCATTGCAGGAACGTGGCTCGCTATCGCAGGAGCGATTACGGGTTGGATAAACTCCAAGTCATAATGAGGCAAACACTCTCATTCCGAGCGTACGGAACTCCTAGACCGCAGGGGTCAAAGCGTTACGTTGGAAACGGCAGATTCATTGAAGCGTCTGACGTCAAGCCATGGCGTAACGCAATCAAGAACGCCGTGTTTGAGGAGAACGTGGCATCGGGTGACGACAGGCAATTCACAGAGCCAGTTGTTGTCCATGCCACGTTTTACATGCCACGCCCTAAGAGCGTGAAAAGACCGTTGCCGACCGTGCCTCCAGATTTAGACAAACTCTGCCGAGCACTCGGTGACGCATTGAGCGTAGATTCAAAAGTCATTGAGGACGACAGCCTCATAGTTCATTGGAACGTACGAAAAGTCTATGCAGCCGCTCCAGAGCAGGCAGGCGTCAAAGTAACCGTAGACCTGCTCAGTGAGACACAGTTGGAGACGTTGCGAAGTATCGCCGTCATTGACGAATTATTCCCAGCCCCTACTTGCAAGAATTGTGGAGAACCCATTGAAGATTGAATCATTTGAAGTTACCGACCTGTCTTTTGACCCTCGTAACGCACGCAAACACCCGACCCAGAACATTGAAGCCCTCAAGGAGAGCCTGAGGCTGTTCGGGCAGCAGAAGCCAATTGTGATTACTGCAGACGGTACAGTCGTTGCAGGTAACGGCACACTGCAGGCAGCAACTGAACTCGGTTGGAACAAAATTGACGCCGTAACCGTTCCCACTGACTGGGACGCCAAGAAGGTTGCAGCGTTCGCACTGGCCGACAATCGCACTGCAGAACTTGCTCAGTGGGACGCCCGTGAACTTCTTAGCCACCTTGAGGAACTAGACGACTTCGACATGAACGCTCTGGGTTTTGACGCATGGAACGTATCGCAAGAAAGCACCTCAACCGAGGGAGGCGATGCAGTTGAGAGCCGTGGACTAGGCAACCCGATTATCGCATTCGAAATTGTGTTCGATGACTATGACCAGCAGAAGGTCTGGTTTGAGTTTTTGAAGGTTGCACGCCTACTTCACCCTGAGGCTGAAACTAACGCTGAACGAATTGTTGCCATGATTCAAGACATGGAAGTAATTGAGGACAAGTAATGGCAAAGATTCCAGTAGTCATTTACACGACGCCGAATTGTGTTCAGTGCATGAGCACCGCTCGGCAGTTCGACAAGTTAGGCATTGAGTACACGAAAGTAGACCTCAACGAGAACCCTGAGAAACTCGCTGAGTTCAAAGCACTGGGTTACACGGCTGCACCGATAGTGACTACTGACGTCAAAATCTGGTCTGGGTTTCGCCTTGAAAAAATCAAGAGCCTAGCCAATCACATCAAATCACTGGAGCGACATGGCTAGGTACAAGAAATACATTGAGACTAACGTCTATGAGGAAGCCAAGAAGCGTATTCATCACACGTACGACATCTTTGACCGTGTCGTAGTTGCGTTCTCTGGTGGCAAAGACAGCCTCGCCGTATTGCACCTAGTGCATGAGGTTGCTCAAGAGCGTGGCATTGAGAAAGTGGACGTAGTATTCCGTGACGAGGAGTTGATTCCGCAGGTTGTAATTGACTTCGTAGACCACTATTACCACTTGCCGTGGGTAGACATGAAATATTTGACCGTGCCACTCGCCTCAACAAAGTTTATTCTGGGGCAGTCGCATGAGTACGTTCAGTGGGACAACTCACGTGAGTGGGTTCGCCCGAAGCCTGAGTACGGGCTGAACAACGAGGAACTCGGTTTTGCGGCCGACAAAGTTTGGGACCAGTACACCACTGACGACCTCATGGCGTCTTGGTACAAAGGTAAAGTGGCTCTAGTGAACGGTATCCGTGCCAGCGAGAGCCTAATTCGTTACCGTGCCAGCGTGAACAAACTGAACGAGAATTACATCAACGCCTCTGGTAGCCGAAAGGCTATGCTCGTGAAGCCAATTTACGACTGGGAGGAGAACGACATTTTCCGTTACTTCTTTGAAAAGGAAATTACTTACTGCCCAATTTACGACCAGCAAATCTGGAACGGCAGCGAACTTCGTGTTGCAACTCCACTGCACGCTGAGGCAGCCAAGAAGTTGAACAAACTCGCAGGACTTGACCCTACGCTCTATGAGCAGTTGATGACCGTATTCCCTGAGACTGCAGTGCAGGCACGCTATTGGGGCGAATACGACCGCTCTAGCCTCGTTGAGAAGTACGGGCAGTCTTATGCAGGCGTGTATGACTGGATTATGGACAACTTGGACAACGTGAACCAGCGAGACAAAGCACTCGCCGAACTACGCTCAATTGAAGCACGAGCAATTGCTTCACCTGATTCGTACCCAGCCGACTATGTCTTGAAGGCAATGATGGCAGGACAGTACAAACGAGTAATTCAACCTCAAACCCGAAAGAAGTAGACATGTTTGAAAACGACCCAATCTCCAAAATTGAGTGGCTAGAAGCCTCAACTCTGCACGCCAATCACTGGAATCCTAACCGTGTGCACAAGCCCGAACTGAAGTTGCTTGAGCACAGTCTCTTGAGCACGGGTTGGATACAGCCAATCTTGGTGAACAAGAACGGCATGGTCATTGACGGCTTCCACCGTTGGCGTCTATCGCAGGACAGTAAAGCGGTCGTTGAGCGTTACGGCGGCCGACTTCCAGTTGCAGTTCTACCAGTTGAGGACGATGTCGCCATGGCGATTACAGTTCGTATCAACCGAGCCAAGGGAACTCACGTTGCAGTTGAAATGCACAAGTTGGTCTTTAGTCTCGTAGACGAGTACGGGTGGTCTCGTGAACAGATTGCAGCCGAAATCGGTGCACACTTGAACGAGGTAGACCTACTGCTCCAAGACAGCGTATTCACTGCCAAGAAAATCAAAGACTGGGCATACTCAAACGCATGGTATCCAGCCGAAACAAAGTTAGACGGCGGCGACAATGAGCCAGATTCAGAAGGTTAGTTATGAGACCGCCATGGAGCGGTTCAAATACCTTTACCGTATGGAGCACCTTCCGTACGAGCCCGTTGAGAGTGCAGTCTGGTATTGCAGTGACGTCAGTTGCGGTGCACTGGTCTGGGTCGGCAAGACTGGCACGGTTCGTATCAAGGGCACGGTCACAGCCCCTGAGGTTCGTGGTCAAGGTCATGGAGACGCATTACTACGTCATCTAGTCGCAGAAGCCGTGAGCGGCGGTGCGAAGGTGATTGAGGTATTCGCCCGTAACCCTGCATGGTATCTACGAAACGGCTTCAAGGTCACACGAATTACGAAATGGAAAGTAACCGTGCTTCGCAAGACCCTCTAACTGCTATACTCGTTACATGGTAAGTCGCCCCTATAACGGATTCAGTGCAGCCTTTCGAGACAAGCAAGGAGGCAAGGTCTACCGAGCCTTCAAAACTGGCAAAATTACTCGGCCGACTGAGTGCACGCTCTGCCACTTGACCACTGGAGACGGTGCAACAATTCAAGCCCATAACGAGGACTACCATGAGCCGTTCACGTACATCGGTATTTGCTTCTACTGCCACATGGCAATTCACAAGAGGTTCGGCAGCGGTCTCAACGCATGGCATGAGTATCGCCGTGCCATAACACGAGGGTGGCAACCTCCACGCAACCGTGACTATCGCCGCTTCATAATTCTCTGGGACCAACTCGTTGCAGGAAAAGAACTCCCCACTTCAAATGAGCCTGACTATTCAAATTGGTCTTGGCTGCTCCCTGACCACGAACCCGACCTGTTTACTGAACGGGCTCGTGAGCAGGGTTCTTTTGATTTATAACGAAATGGTAACGATGGCACATTCTTTGCCAATCTAATTTGCATTCGGTTATTTGACCTGTCATTATCTTTTTTGTAGCCAACAACGGCTACCTAAAAAATAGGGAAACAAAATGACTGAAGTAACCACCACCGCCCCTGAGTACACCGCTGAGGAGCAGGAATACGAAACAACTCTAAACGCCTACAACAACGCCGTGAGTGCCTGCAACACTTCTTACGGCAGCACGACCAAGTTCATTAGTCGGTGGGGCGAGAGCAAAACCATTGAGCAGATTGCCGTAAACGAATTGTTTTTGGTTGAAGCCCTTGAGCGTGTAGCCGAAGCCCGTGTACTGGCCGACAAATTGCAACACCTAGTTGAAACTGGTGTTGAAGATGCCTACGAAGTAAAGACCCGTGCAATCTACGCACACCACGAAGCGATACAGCGTGCAGAGCGTGAAGCCCGTGACGCAGAACGCCTAGCAGAACGCCTAGCAGACCGTGCAGTCGGTGCAGTAGTTACGTACCAGACCTCGTGGGTACGCTGGACAGTTGAAGCGGTGAGCACTGAGGGTGCAATCCTTACCCGTGTAAACAACGGCAAAGACGTGAAACGCCGTGTAACCCTTGAACAGTTGCAGGGCATGAACCTATGGCACTCAGCAGCCAAGGCAGCCGAACTGAACGCCCAAATTGAAGCCATGAACCTTGACGCAGTAGCAGAGGTGGCATAACCATGAGCAAGACCGTATGGACGCAAGAGCAACTTGAAGCAGATTTTGCTGAAATGCTAGACGAGTGCTATGAACGAATTGTGATTGGCACGCTGAACTTTAGCCCTAGCCAAGTATTGAAAAGCGTAGACCCGATTGCCTACAGGATTGCCGTGAGTGAGCACTACGACTACGTAGCCGAGCAGGGCATTGAAGTGGAGGGGTTCTAATGAAACTGATTACGGC